ATTTGTTGTCCACCATGTAGATGTCATGTCATTAGCATATTGATTACCTCCTGAGTTCCAAGTTCCTGTATTTGAGTTTGATGATGTATAACTTGTTCCTAAAAAACCATATAATCTAAATCCTAAACCAACTCCAACATCATTATTTATAGTTAAATTGCTGTTTCCAAAAACTGTTTTAGTAACTTTTGTCCAAGTATTAGCAGATAAACTAGGTGTATCAAATTTCCAATAATATGCAGTTCCGTCTGAAGTACCTACGCTTCCCGAAAAAACTTGGGCAACACTTGATTTTACCCAAAAACTTAAAGTTATAAAACTTGAACTAGAAAGATAATTCCAACCACTCGTTGCAATATTCTGTGCTTCGATAGCTTGATAAATACCTAAATAATCAGTTGCACCTGCACCACTTGTATTATTTCCATTTGTTAATTTCAATGCTTTTCTGAAACCTAAAGTATAAGGTGTAGTTCCAGATGCAACATCAACTTGTGCTTGAGTAGGTTGTTCATCTACTCCCCCAATAAGCACATTAAATCTATCAACAGTTTGATACCCATTAGTTGTAGATGACGTACCACGTTGAGCCACTTGCATAGCTCCGTTAATTATTAGATTTTTATTAGTTCTGTTTGTAAGATTGGCAGGGTTAGCGTCTTTTACCGCTTTTATTGCATTATAAAAGCCTGCAAACTTAGTTTTCAACTCCGTATCAGCATCTATTGAATGCCAGAGCAAATCTAATTGTTCACCAATTTCACCGTAATTTCTTTCATTTTTATAATTTTGCTTTGTAAATTCTGCATTAACAGCAGTCATATCTACTGTTACAGGTTTTCCATCTTTATCGGTGCAAGTGTAAACATCACCATCTATTCTAATGTTTACGGCATCAGTATAAAGTTGAAAGATTATATCTTCAATTTGTATCATGCTGCAATCTCCTCTAATGTTAAAAGCCAAGATATAGTGGAATTT